TACATCTCCTTGTTACTCCTTTGGGAAGGGAAAGGTGAATCTTACGTGTTCACCCAACACCGACTTGGTGCAACGAGTTTTTACCTATTTATGTTACGTGAATGTAATATAAAAGTGTATCTAATTTTCAATTATAAATTGAAATAGTCTAAGAGGGCTACCGTTTGTTTCGGACTGTTTCTGGTAATCCCTGACGACTATATATCTATTATTAATACTTAATATAAACTTAACTAATGAGCCCGTTTTGCTTCGCATTAGGGTTATTCGGCAGCATCATCAGTTGATTCATCTTTGACTTGTTGTATCTTGTCTTCGCAGAGGAACGACAGTTTCCAAAATGTCTTCTTATCCTGCATGTCTAATAACTCTGGTTTATTACCGAAACAAAACTCGAACCACTTTATCACTGTTTTATAATCGATCATTTCAAAGTCTACCATAACATAATTCTAACTTTATCCTTTAAATACTTTAACAAAATAACAAACTTTATATTAGGATATATATTACCTAATGTATGACCAAGGACAATGAGGCTATCAGGGAAGATACTCCCATTGTGCTAGCCACAAAAAAGAAAGTAGTTTCTTGTTCTTGTTCTGAATCTATAGGTAGAGATATAAGATGTGTTGAGCATGGCGACCTTGCCAAAAATTAGACATAACTGACGTCAAAATTACAATTATCTAACAAAGTTTATTAACCATTAATTACACCATTATTATATGGGTATACGTTCTAGGTTATCTTCTATAGGCAAAAGTTTAACTTTTTCTAACAAAGGATACACTGAAGCTACTACCAGACCATCAGTTGCCCAGCCATATATGGCTACCGATACAGGTGCTAAACTACCAATTTTCCCATTCCCTCTCATAATGATTTATGAGTTGGCAGATAACATTGATGCTTTACGTATTCCTATTGAGACTCTGAACAGAGAAATGTTCAAGAACGGATGGGAGATAAAACAACGATTCAAATACAAATGTAATCAATGTTCTAAAGAATTTCAATATGCTCCTAACATTGCAGTAGAAGGAGAGAAACCAAATACAAAGACTGCATCAAAGGTACAATGTGATTCATGTCAAAGTTATGACTTGAGAGTACCTGTACCTGAACACCGTAAAGTATTGGAAGATTTGATTAATAATCCAGTCAACGGAAACTCCCAAAACTTGGAAGATGTTGCTAGACAACTAGAAAGAGATTTGGAAATTGCAGATAATGCTTACTTGCTTATGTTAAAGAATTATTTTATTGATGATGTTACTGGTGAGATTGATCAGACAAAAACTGAGATTAAAGAACTGTTAAGAATAGATCCACCTCAAGTAGCAATGATTGCTGACTCTGATGGTAGAATTGGATATGATGATAAGAGACAAAAGATATTTGTGTGCCCTAGATTCGAGCACAGAGATACCAGATTATACACAGACAGATGTGATAAATGTAATGCCAAGGCATTGAAAGGAATACTTGAAGTTAACTCCGTTTATTCCATAGGTGTACCACATCCTAAGAGAGTAATTTATGCTGAAGGTGAAGTTATATGGAAAGCAGGAAAATACAAACCATCATTAATTTATGGATTTTCACCTATCTATGCTGTATGGAGTAAGGCTATGGCTTTGTCTCATATGGATGAATATGTCAGAAAATACTTTGACAAGATGAGACCACCACGAGGACTCTTAGTAGTTGCCTCCCGTAACTATGAGACATTCAGAAAGTCATGGGATGCACTTGAACAAAAGGCTACAGAAGACCCATACATGATACACCCACTTATGGTTGAATCAGATAAAGGTGGACAGAATATGGCACAATGGTTAGACTTTACTGGTACATTACAAGAGTTACAGTTCATTGAAGTAAGAAAAGAATTAAGACAAATCATTGGAGCAGTGTATGGTGTGTTACCTTTATACTATGGAGAGATGGTAGGTGGATGGTCACAAGAGGGATTACAAGTTACCATTACAAACAGAGCTGTCAAATGGGGACAGGATATACTTTACAAATCATTCTTTAAAAGATTTACAGAACTCATGGGTGTAGACGATTGGGATCTCAGACTTGAAGCAGGAGAAGAAAACGATAAACTCTCAGAACTTCAAAGAGATGGTGTTGAAATTGAAAACATGGCAATGCTACAACAAATGGGATTTGATGTAGAGAGAACTGCAGAAGGCGAATTCAAGACTTCACAAATACCAAAACCTATTGACGAACTGCAAATGGGTAGAGGTAGAGGTACTGCAGCACCAGTTGAACTAAGACAAAACTTTTCTGGACAACCAATGCAAACCCGTCCATCTGATGACGGGGGTGTTTCGCAAGGATCTCCAAGTTCTGGAGCAGGAACTTCTCTCTCTCAGAAGAATTTCCAAACAGGTATTACACCAGACAACTTTGATGTGGTAAAGAAAACATTACAATCAGCAATAGATTTTAACTGGAACAAGACCAAGACGGTTGAACAGTTAAGAAAATCTACAAGAATGACAGTAAGAGAATGTCGTAATATAGTAAAGAATGAATTTGCAGATGTTAAAAGGTGGGAAGATGACGAAGAGTTTTCATAAATGTGATGACGAGTCATGCTCAACACACAGAGCATTGACTGATGATGTTAAAAAGAAACTTGCATCAAAAAAACGAAAACCTAAAGTTGTAAAAATACAACAAGATAGATGGACAAACTCAATAAATGATATTTCACAGATAATCACTATTGTAAAGAACGAGGATTCGTTTGTAGCTTTACAACACTGTGTTAAAATACTAGAAGGTATTAAGAAAGATCATGGCTACTAAACTTGACCTGAATTCAGGTGGAACAGACATTGGTAAGAAAGTTATTAATATTCATCAAAAGAATGAATACACTCATGTAAACAATTACAAGGAAGGTATATGTTTTGGTTGCTTTGGGAATAATGTAGTAGGTGCATTGGTTGCAGATATATGTGGAGACTGTGCTGGGAAGAAGGGTAGAGAACCGTTATTAGTATCAATTAAACCTGTTTACTATGGAATGTGTCATTTCTGTGGAATATACAAATTCAATATGGAACAGGTAAACTGTAGGCTTTGTCAAAAATGTCACAGAAAGACTGCGAACCATATGAAAGAGTATAACAAAGTGGGTGGCATGCATGGTGCAGATCCGTTCTGGAAATCAATGAGAAGAAAACACGGAAAGGATTGGAAGCAGATAATGACTAACGGCACAAAATCATACAGACAATAATTATTGTTTTAATATAAATATTATTCTATCCCTTTCAAAGTCATAATATCTATGATCATAATCAATTATCTTGTTCTCGTTTCTAAATACAGCATCAAGATACCTGTCAACCTTCCATGAGAGTGATGGTTTTCTTAGAAACTTTGGATTAAATTCCAACTGCATTTTCTTTCTATTGAATTTTATCTTCTCATATTTTATTAATTCAGTACCTTCATTTTCATGTTCACCAAGTTTACCATTCCTAAAATGAATAAGAGATTTTCTCATCTCTGGTCTCTCCTTTTGGTCATTTGTATTGGTAACAATGTATAACTTACTCTTGTCTTGTACATACATGTCAATTATTTTTATTCTTCTCATTTTATCTTCTGTATATCCTTTGTAAAAATGATCAAACGTCTTCATGTCATCAAAGATATATATTGCTGAAGCCATACAACAATTAAGTAATCCTTATTAATAAACAAAGCGATATCAAAACATGACTGATGATGGTAATACTCATGAAGAAAACCTTTGTGCATGTGGAGGTAAAAAATACAAATATGTTGGTTTTAAAATGGAATTAGATTTATGTTATAAATGTGGAAAATTTGATTGTAAAACAGCAATTAAAGGTGATGATTTCATAGAGTTTATAGAACATAACGCTGAACTTATACCTCACCTTATAGAGTCTGGATATTTAATCAAAGCGTAATGAAAATATATAAGTAAGTTTATATAACGATCTATATGGAGATGTTTACATCTGTATTTGAACCTTTGATTGTAGCAGCATTAATAATTGTAGGTGGAGGATTATTCACATTTTTCAGGAAAATGAGTGCAACTCAAAAGGATTTATGTGAAACAGTTCAACAATTACGAAGAACTCTAATTATTTTAGCTAAAGCAGTAGATAGACAGTCAAACAGGCTACATCCAGATGAATCTGTGGATTCAGAACTTAATGACCTAGTCAAGGAATTATTAAGAGAAAATAA